CAGAACCGCATAAGAAGTCTTATATCAATTTAGATTACTAAACCACTACTTTAATTGTAATAATGGTTAGTGGAGCCAAAATTGATTGCCTTGTCAAGTTTAACAATGAGTTTTGTGATATTGTTATCAACATTGACAAGCGTATCAAGAAGGAAAGAAAACTTACAAAATACAATATTTATATGAAGAACAATTTCCGTAGGATTAAGGCAATTTATCCCGAACTTAAACCTACAGAGATTATGGGAATGGTGGCCAAAGAATGGCAACGTGAAAAAAATGTTCCTAAATTGTGTATCTCTCTTCTTAATCTCTTGAGTGAAGAAGAGTTATTCATGATGCTAGAACATCCCGAGCAAAAAAATGAGATTAACAACATTATATATGGTTCTATGTAGTGTAATATATAAGATGTAATATATATTATATATTTTTATATTTTTTGCTTATTATATGTATTATGAAGGCTTTAACTGATAAAATAAAAAACAACACTACTAATATATAATAAACAGTTTGATAATAATAATATTATATATTAGAATATATGGAAGAGCAAAGATTAAAAGAGATAAGAAGAGAAAGAAAAAAATTTGAAAAAGAGTTAAAAGGTAAAATATTACCATACAAATCATTAGAAGAATTACTTAAAGATTATAGAAGTGCTTATCAAGATATTAAAAATAGATTTCCTAATATCAATATAGAGTTTGTTAAGGACAATTATAATACTGCATCAAAACTATATAATATAAATGTTAAAAAACTTAGTTATGATAAATATATAGCATACAAATTATTAAAAATTTTGATAACTCATACTAATAAAGAAAACAAGATATTTGGAACATTCAAAGTAGACAAAGTACTAGATGAAAAATTAATAACAAAAAAATATACTGAATATTATGAATCATATAATAGTGAAAATACAATAGACTATTATAATAGCGGAATAGTAAAAAAACACGAAAGACTTGTTAATAATCTCTTAGAATTAGAGAAAATGATATTAGATTTTATTAAGTTTGTCAAAGATATAGATGAGAAAGCATTTATGGATAATGTTAATTTTAAATGGGAAATAATGCAATATATTAAGGAAAAATCCTTAAAACCCATATTTAATCCTAAGATATCTCCCAAGACATCTCCTAAGATATCTCCCAAGACATCTCCTAAGATATCTCCCAAGACATCTCCTAAGATATCTCCCAAGACATCTCCTAAGGCATCGCTAAAAATATCAGAAAAATCTTCATCACCTAAGGCATCACCTAAGGCATCACCTAAGGCATCACCTAAGGCATCACCTAAGGCATCACCTAAAGCATCTTCTAAGTTGCATCCGTTTTATCTTCTCTAATTTATAATAAATTAGATTAAAGTATAAATTATTTATCTGAAAATACATGTACTAACTCATCACCTAAGGCATCTCCTAAGCCATCACCTAAGGCATCTCCTAAGGCATCTCCTAAGGCATCTCCTAAGGCATCTCCTAAGAAATCGTTGAATAGAGATGAAATTGCCAGGCTTAGTATGGAAGATTTATTCGCTAAATTAGATACCAGATAGAAATATCGTAAGGTATAGTAAAGAAAAATGAGAGGTTGCTGGATGAGTAGGTGGCAATAGGATAATCTATATATTTTTTATAATTGTGTAGAATGTTGCGAATCCGTCAGCTATATTTACATTATTATTATAGTTGGACATTCTGATATCAAAATGGCTCCAGTTTTTTCTATATTTTTTTGGTATAAAATTCATCAAAAACAAGCTTGCCATTAAGCCATCACTGTTTTTACATTCATATCCTGAATTTTTAACATCAGCTATATTAGATTTAATATATGAGATATATTCAAGCCACGCAGGGATTCTTATATTTTTTTCACAATATTTATTCCCATATTCCTGTATATTATTTGCGATTTGTTCATTTGATGTAAAAAATGTAAAACTACTATGACAATTTATTCTCTCAGACCATCCAGTTAATGTCGCAAAATCAAATAAATAATCTGGTTTATATTTATTACACGCATATGTAAGAGCATCTGCTAAAATTAATCTTCCTTCGGCATCAGTATTTACAATTTCCACAGTTTGGCCGTTATACGCTTTAATAATATCATTGGGTTTAATTGAGCCTCTAGATACTATATTTTCAACAAGAGGACATAAACATACAACACGATTCTTATATTTTTCCTTAGCCAATGTATATAATATACCAATTGATATAGCTGCACCCTCTTTATCCATATACATATTAATCATATGTTTTGGATTTTTCATAGAATATCCGCCTGTGTCTATAGTAACCCCTTTACCAACTAAACATACGGTCTTTTTTCCTGAATGACCCGAAGGATTATAATCTATTATTAAAAATCGCGGTTTATTCTGTGAAGAATTGCCCACAGCATTGATTAGATTTAAACCCATTTTCTTCATATGTTTTTCATTAAATATAGTAACCTTGATATTTCTAATATCTTTAAACATATACTTTGCGTGTTTTGCAAAATTATCAGGTGTAGCTATATTAGAAGGCTCATTTATAATATTCCTTGTTATATATGAACCATTAATTATTTCATTAATATTTTTCCTATTTGTGCAACTTATTCGCGGAACATAGAAATAAAAAATTGTTCTTTCTCGTGTAATCTTTTTATATTTATCAAAATAATAATTCCCCTGTAATATCCTATATATAAATGCTTCAACAAAGCGATTATCCAATTTTTCCAAATTAAATATGACCTTTTTCTTAAAATTATTATTGTAATTCAATAATGTCTTAATTTTCTTAGATATACTTATGATATCTAGGTGATTCCTAATATTAATATCGCAATTCTTTTTATTCGTTGCTACTTTAATAACATTATGATTATTGTTATTAATATTATTTACAAAATATATTTTCATATTCTACATATTCTACATATTATATCTTTTGTTTTCTCTCATATCCTTTATCTCCCTATCTCCCTATCTCCCTATCTCCCTATCTCCCTATCTCCCTATCTCCCTATCTCCCTATCTCCCTATAGTTTTTTTAATGTTTTTTATTCTTTATTTCTTCTGTTACATCTGTCAAAGCAGAGTTTTCAAATCTATATATTTTATCGGCTAATTCAAGAGCCGACCTTCTATGTGCTATTATAATCATAGTTATGCTTTTGTCGTTAAAGCATTCTTTTATAGTATTTTGAACCAATTCCTCGCATTCTGGATCAAGCGCTGAAGTTGCCTCATCAAATATTAATATATTCGGGTTTCTTATCAAAGCCCTCGCAATAGATATGCGTTGCTTTTGTCCTCCTGATAGCGAGCTAAGTTCTGTGCCTTCTAATAGCGTATCGTATTTATCAGGAAGCTTAGATATAAACTCGTGAGCATTCGCGCGAATTGCGGCATTAATAATATCTTCCTTTCGCGGATTCTCAATACCATAAGCAATATTATTAGCTATTGTATCACTAAATAAAATGCTGTCCTGTGCTACATATCCAATCCTTTCTTTTAACCATTTATTATCATATATATCTGTATCTATATCATCTATATATATTTTACCACCGTTTAAGGAAAGAATACCCATAAGACATTTTACAATAGTACTTTTCCCCGAACCCGAATTGCCAATTATAGCAATTTTTTCGCCAGGATTTATCTTAAAATTGAAATTGTTTATTAAATTGCTCTCAGCCTTCTCGTATTTAAAATATACATTAGAGAATTCTATTTTTCCCTTCAAAGTATTATCAAGCGGAATATAATATCCTTTGTTTTTCTTATCAGAATCGAGCAATTCTGTTATACGCTTATAAGGTTCCTTACATTTAATGAACTCATTATTATATTGTATAATTGCCATAACATTTTCGTAAAGACTTTGATTATGAAGAATAAATGAAACAAGTCCGTCGGTATTATTCAAATATTTCGCAGCCATTATAATACCTATCGTAGTTAATGTTGGCAAATTGCTGATTAATAGCAGATTTGCTCCATATAATAGTGTTTGTCTAAATATATATCCAAGCTGTTTATCACTCAATGTATTGTGCTTTTTCTTTGAAATATCTTCAACAGCATATGTTTTCATAATAGATATATGCGATATAGTTTCGTGGATATAGGTGCCTACACTTTTATTAAGTTCCTCGTAACCTTTCATAATAATTTTATTAGATTTTTCATATAACTTTGATATAGCCATATTAAATGGAATGAGTAAGCAAGCAATTATAGTAAGTTTCCACGATATTTTATTGAGCATCCATATAGTAGCAATTACATGAACGGAAGATCGCGATATAACATTCACATTTAAAGAGATGCTGTCAGATACTATACGCACATCATTATTTATATATTCGAGGAGTTTATTTACAGGAGTTGTTTCGTAAAATTGCGTATTTTGATTAATTAATTTATCATATATAATCTTGCGCAATCTTATATTCATACAGTTTTGCGAATATGTAAAACAGGCACCGCGCAAGGAACAGGCAATCATCGCAATTACATTAGAATAAAATAACATCAACAATCGTTCTTTTGAAAAATCTCCTAACATAATTTTACTTACATGCTCATTCGCATAGACACTATAATAAGAACCAGTACAACCTAATATTAAACCGGCTATACTATATTTTTTATCACTTTCAATTAAAGATATATATCTTTTAATTAATTTCATTTTAATGTTTTTAATGTATAATTATAATATACTATTTATATATTTATATAATAGGGTTTTTTATTGATAATATTGTGCGGTTTTTTGAATAATTTAGGAGATTCTTCGGAATCAAAATCAGTTATAAACATATCATTGAGCTGATATTTCTTAAACACTTCATTTATAATAGTACTAAAAATATCCTTCTGTATTTTTTTAGGACTCGATTTGCTTCCTTCAGTTCCCATTGTTTTATATATTTTCATTAGAGTACCTATAATTTCATTTAAATCATTTTTGACATCACTTTCAGGTGAAAAAGATTTATCATTCTCATAATCTTCATTTAAGAATGCTGGGATTATAAGTAAATAATCATCCATTATTTTTTTTATATTATTCTTCTTAATTTTTTTAGAAAATGCGTAATCATATATCATAATGTTATACTTACAGGCTTTAAGATACAGATTCTTACCATTAAAGATATAATGATAGTAGCCTTTCTCATTATTATAATGCCATAAGAAGTTGCCCCCATGGCAATCACTATGAATATGAGCAATTAAATTATGAAATGTCCCAATAGATATAAATGTTTGAAACATTAGATTATATAATAATTCTTTGTTAAATATAACATCCCTATTATTTATTAGCATATTAAGGTCGCCATTTGCTATTTCATTAACAGATACTAATTCTGTTTTTGAATTACTATAATCTTTTTTTTCGCACAAACAGGATTTATACATTATTAGAAAATGCTTGGATATTTTTTTTCTTATTATATCTCGTGTAATATCTGACATTAATTTAACTTCGTATAAATTATCATCAGTTTTCTTCATAATCTTGCTTGCTATTGGAAAAACGCCTACAGCATTTTTGACAGAAGTTCTATAAATTTCTCCGCCAAAATTATTACTGCTTATCTTCTTCTCTAAATTTAATATATCACGAATAGTATATCCTTCACCGTGAGAATATGTCTTTTTATATAAGCAATCATCATCATTAATCTTATCCAATTTCTTTCTAATATAATTAAAATATGAGACACGATTATCAAGTGTATATTTATCAACTATTAATTTGCTTTTTAGAAACTTAGATATTTTGTTGGCATTCTCAGTCGTGCTGTTTTTAATATAATCTTCAATAAATACCGATTTTGAGGATTTTTTAGATGAAGAAGATTTTCTTCGCGATATCTTTCGTCTAATATTTGCCTGAATAATTTTTAGAGATTTATCAATTTCCATTTATTTATCTAATATTACGATATAAATAATATATAAACGATATAAATAATATATAAACGATATATAATATAGAAAATTAAAATAATGGATCGTTTCATAATGAGCCTATTTTATTACAATAGTGATGATGAAGAAACCGATATAATAAATAATACAAAACTAAATGCTGGCGGCAGCAGCGGCGGCAGCAGCGGCGGCAGCAGCGGCGGCAGCGGCGGCAGCAGCATAAATACTAATATTACATATACTATACCACCATATCAATACAATAGTATATATGCTTATCCAAGAAGATATAAATAATTACAATAATCCTAAGATATCCGTTATAATAGACATCTGTCTTTTTTACTTGCTTTGAGTTCAGCGGCAGATGCTATAAAGTTATTATTGCTGATATCAACGTCTTCAGGAATATTTTCTTCCAATAATTTCTTATACATAATATCTTCAAGTTCCTTGTCTAAATAGTTATCGCTCATTTCAAAAGTATTTTTTCTGCTATTTTTTGTATCATTATCTACCATACCATATTTCATAGGAACAAATTGGTTAAAGTTGCTGTTCTTATTTGTATTAATATCATGCCCTTTATAAGGGAATAGCACGATATTATCCTCTGATATTACACCTATTATTTTTATTAGTATGATGTTTATTACTACACCATTTGTAACAACAATGGCCTTAATATGTTTCCCTTGAAACTTGCCAGCCCTATATAATATCATATCAATATCAAACATATAATATTCAGGATATTCACTATGTTGCCTATAATTATTCATAATGTCATGGACAATTTGAATATTATTTTTAATACTTTCGCCAGGCAAATCCATAATACTATTAGTATTTAATTTATTATAAATAAAATCATATATTCCTTGGTAATATCTTAGTAATATCTTAATTTTATTTTCGTCATTTCTAATCATTTTTGGATTTTGCCATTTACCCCATTTATTACCTTCCACAGCTATTATTAAATCCTCGCAAGTATTTTTAAAAACCTCTTTTAATTTTTCGTTATATGTAGTATTATCATATTCGTAATAATATACATTAATTGCTTCTTTTTTAACATTAACATCATAAGGAATACTTGAGTTTATAATATGTCTATTCCAAGGATATACCCCCGTATTTTCATACATAATTCTCGTATTTGAGGGAATATATTTAAACTTATTATTATAATGTATATCGGCATCTTTCATACTAAAATATTCAATGTCTTTACCGGAATTCTTAGCATATCCTATATCATTTAATAAATATTTATGGATAACTAAAAAATATATGATAATTATTATAAAAATAGATATAATATTATATATAAATATAATATTAGTATCTTTCATATGTTATATACTTCTATAATCTAATAAGGAAATTATTGTATTGTAAATGGTTTAGCCCATATACCCCCATTATAATTTTCTAATATTTATTGTATAAAATGTTATAATATATGTATATAATTATATAAAAATTGATAGGAATCTTATCTAAATATAATCACTGAGCAATCACAAAGGCTAATTACTAAATCAATCTAGCAAATTAAATATGAGCTGTAATTTTGATAAGTATGATGATGTCTCCATAAATATTGATAGAGTTAGCAAGCAGAGCAAGTATAGCAAGCAGAGCAAGTATAGCAAGTATAATGATGATAAAAAGAAGGATAAAATTTTGATTACTCGCGAGAGAGATTTGCGATATTCTCCTAAAAATCTTAGGATTATTAACAAAGACTTGAAGGATTTCAATAATAACGAGTATATTCCTCAACAGATATATTGGGATTGGGATTTCGGTTTTGACTTGGAATTAGAGTCTGAATTGTATCATCTTGATTATTCATCTATCCAAGCATCTCCGACATTGTCTTGTTCGTCATCGTCATCATATCTAAAATCTTTTGATATTCCTTGGATAGAATTGTAAAATATACAAGATTAAGATTATTTTATATACTTCTATAATCTAATAATGAAATTAATGTATTTAAATTATTTCGTTTTCTGTCATCTGTATCATTTTTAAATACATAATCATTATTTATTGCAACACCATTTTTATCAATTATATCTTTAATATTTGCGCAACAATTTAAATCTGTTGTATCCGGACAATTATAACAAAGCGGTCTATTATAATCATCGTCGTTATATTTGGTAAAGCCTATCTTTTTGACACCTATGGGAAGCTCGCAATTTCCGTTAATACATCCACCTCTGCTATTTTCATATCTAGTATTTTTTTTATAATAAGGGCATTCTTCATTTGTGGCACATTTTTTATCCCATATGCTATAATAGCTCTTTGGATTTCCCTCCTTTGTATAATATGAATCACATTCAAACTTATTTACAATTTTATTATTACCATAACAGCCGTAATTTCCGCTACTGCCACTTCCGGACTCTGTATTACCATTATATGATTCATCAATTGCTTCCAAATAATCCTTTGGCATTTCTAATCTTGTTATGAAGTTTTCTATATTACCTATTATATCATAGTTCATAATAGGCAGAAGCATTTTATCATTGTTTAAATATAAATCATATGTTATATCTTCTGTGTCTTCTGTGTCTTTGTTAAAATAAAATCGAACGCTTTCGTAATTCTCTTTAATTACCGGATAAAACGCTTTTATTCGGGATATATCCATATCCTTTAGACCTGTTATAAAATATTTTGAATATTTCAATTTTTCCATATATTCGCTTCCAATAACAACATATGTTATTAAATAATCAAACTGTTTATCCATTTTCTTTAAATCTTCTAATTTAATTTTACGTAATCGTATCTTTCTAATATCTTGTCTATATGCTTTAATAAGTGCTTGAATAAATAAATAATCGCTCATATAAATATATGCTATTATCTTATTTGTAAAATTCCATATACATTCCTCTATACCAAACCTTGTAGGGCTCAAAAATACAAATATACCATCTTTATATATTTCAGTATTACTAAGAGTATTATTTAAGATATACTTATTTATGTAGGGGTCTATTAATAATTTATAATCATCTGTATTTACTCCTAATATATATCTCGTAATCCGATTATTTCTTTTCATATAATCTATAGATTTTACCATAATATCACTTGATATAGCAAATGTAGCTTGTTTTTCCCTATCGGCTGTATTAGCTGTATTAGCTGTTGTAGCTGTTGTAGCTGTTGTAGCTGTATTAGCTATTATTTTGGTATTATTTTTATCATTCAGGTTATCTATATTATCGCTAATATATACTGTTTTGTATTCTGTGAATTTTTCTTCGCATTTTTTAATATATGATATGTATATTAAATAAATTGTTATTAGTGATAATAATATTATAATGGTTAATAATATATAATTCATTTTTTTCTTTCCTTATTAAAATAGTAGATAAAGAATGTTTTCTAGAAAAATAATAACGCTCTCTATATATTTGTTAATTGTAATATTAATATTTACTATACAACCGAGCTTAATGTTTAATTCTAATGGCGAAATGAAATCCTTTGGATATTATAATAATGAGAAAACTACTATAATGCCGGTAATTTTATTATTGCCAATTTTAGCTTTGATATTATTTATTGCTGTATTAATAATAGAATGTATATATACTTAATACTTAATACTTAATACTTAATACTTAATACTTAAAATATATAATAATTATATGAATAATGCGAAGGATAGTAAGAAGAATAGTAAGATTAGGAAAGAAAATGCGAATAATACTGAAAACAATCTTGTAATTCCAGAGAATGACAATGAAAGAGATGAAGCTATTATGAAAGAATTGTGTGGTAATAAAGAGATTTATCGTAGTATAATATCATGGTTACGCAATTTCAATTATAAAAATAAGATATCAACAGACAGCTGTATTATAGTTACAGGTAAAACTTGTGTCGGCAAAACATATTCGATAAATAAAATATGCAATTATTTAAATTATGAGATTATAAGTATTAATAACAATAATTGCTTTAATTCCGAACAATTAAATGATGTTATTTTTAAAAGTGCGACATCATCGCTATTACAGGTATTAACAGGAAACATAAGAAACAAGGTAATTGTAATTGATAATTTCGATTGTATTTATATATCAGATAAAACTATTAATACGACGTTGCTTAAAATATTAACAGATGGTAAATTTAAAAACATCCCTATAATATGTATATCAAATAATGAGATTATTAAAAAGATAGGAGATATCAAGAAAAACTGTAAAATATACGATATTATAGTTCCTACAAAAGAAGAGGTAATAGATATGATGCATAATGATGTCAATGGGGATATACATTCTAAGAAACAATTAGGGCATTTATATGATATTTCAAATGGCAATATGGAGAAAATATTCTGTGATGTCAAAAAAAATAATGAAGATATATTATACGAAGAGCACGTAGAGAATGATTGTGATATTAATATATTATACTTGAATATATTTGACAGAAATCAGGTTATCCGTATAATTAACAAAGATCCATGGATGATACCTCTTAAATTTCACGAAAATATTATAATAGAATTGGAAAATCGCAAAATATCGCTAAAAAACAAGATTGACTATTACATGAACTTTATAGAAATTATGTGTCTATATGATTATTATATGTTTAAAAACAATAACGAGGCTTGTATTACAATTTTTGCTTCAAATGTCTATTATTTATCATTATTAAAATACAAAAAGGGAGCCATATCAAATATAGGAAAATTCACTAAAATGTTAAGCTATTTATCATTGCAGAAAAAGAATATCAAGCAAACATATAAATGTAATAATTTTCCTTTATATCAAGTTTCAAACTATCATATTAATTTATGCAATAGAAAATTTATTTCCTTTAAATAGATAATCAAATAAATATGGGCGAGGTAGTTGCTGAAGCTAACAAAGGGGTTCTTGATAATGTCAAAGATAGTTTATCTGATTTTGTAAGCAGTTCTAAGGAAAGTATAATGAATAATGGAGTAGTAAATAAAGGGTCTGAGGCTATATCTGCTAGTACTCAAATGTATCAAAAGCCGTTAGTAATGTATCGATAGAAAATACAAAAGATGCTATAATGAATGCTATGTCTGATAGTTCGAGTTCATTATATTTTATAGTAGTCCTTCTTGTTATTGCGGCATTTGTATGCTATATCCTATATTATATTATAACTGACACAGTTATAAATCAGCAAAAAATATTAATACCAGGAACCGAAATGCCAATAATATGTACTGAACACCGAGTATTCCCATTTACGCAAAAATTAGAAAGTGGGAATGGTAACAAAAGAACATATTGCTTTTGGATATATATCTTTGATATAAATGCGGCAGCTGGTCAATATAGACATATTGCTCATATAGCAAAGAAAAATGCAAGCGATAATTATGCGGTTAGAGATTCAACTATATATATTAGATTGGTGACGGATAGAAATAGAATACAAGTGAGATTCCCGCTCGATAAAGATGATGTGGCAGATATTAAATACGGCTCTTCGGATAGACAATTCTTAGTTAGTAATAAAAATATAGTAACTGGTGTAGAGATTGAATATATACCTTTACAAAGATGGGTACATGTCGGTATTGTAATAAATGATATTGGCGGTGGTACTTTTAATGTATTTATAGATGGCAACTATTTAAAAACAGAGAACAACCAAACAGTACAAGACCTGAACAATAAAAATAGCAATCGCTCGTATTATACAGAGAGTGATTATCTAAATGTCAGCAGATTAAACTTAAATAATGAGGGCGAGCTACATATTGGTGGTGATAAGGTAGGAAGCACAATGTATGGATTTTCGGGTTTAGTAAGTAAATTCAGCATATTTAATTATGATATGAATAGAAACGATATATACAAGGAGTATAGCGCTGGGCCGATGAAAGGAGTTTTAGCTTCTATGGGATTATCTGCATACGGAATAAGAAACCCTATATATAAAATTAAAGGTTCTGATACTTTAGAACAATAATCCGGACAATTGGATAAATGCAATAAACCTATAAAATTATTATTTTTATTTCCATATTTTAAATAGATAGAGATAAACAAATTATGGAGTATAACCCTGTAACCCAAGTTATTATAGCATTAATAATATTATTGTTAATGGGATATGTCGCTTACAATATATATCTTATTGAATTACATCATATGTTTAAAGGAAATAATGATATTAGAAAAGAGACAGAGATTTTTAATGGCATTATAGATTTTCACGATATAAAAGAATTGAAATATAATACGAAGAATAGAGCTCACGAAAAATATAGAGATATTTCGCCTTCTATAAATCAACAAGGTGGTGCCGAATACACTTATAACTTTTGGTTATATGTAGATCAGAGTAAAATACAACAGTTGAAAAATGATAATAAAAAAGACATATTGTTATTTTTAAAAGGCGAGAAGAT